CTTTAATATTATTATCATCATATTGAATACCTTTCATAATGGTCTTATAATTCCATCTATAGGGTATATTAGCATTACCAATACCACATTTAAAATCTGTTATTACAATTCTTTTATTATTTTTGAATAATTTGAATACATCCCTAAAATGGTCTAGAATTTTATTATAATCATCTAAATTATTATCATTATCATCTCCTGTTGAAAAAATTATTTTATTTTGTGCATCAATATCACTAATGACATTATTATTAATATTTGGGTCATCATAACTGCCTATTATTTCATACTCGGTTATTGCTAATTCTTTTAATATTTTACCTTCCATATTATAATATTATTATATATTATATTATAGAAAGAGAATGAATGAACCTGAATATGTTTATTATGATATGTTATACAATAATTACCAATCAACAACAGAAGAGCCATCACAATTAGAATTTAGAGAGACCAGAAACACCCCATTAATCTATAACCCAGATAATTATAATATGTCTATTACTAGATTTCAAATTGATACACCATCATTACCATCTTATGTTGCCAGTATTCAACCTAATCAAGGAGACAGGGATTTGATGATTCATTCAATTACTTTAACATATATGAATGCTGGTGTAGAAACAAACACACCACCAGTTTTTTTAAGATGGGTCCCAGTTCATAAAGAAGTTGCACTACCTCCAGCACCAAATGCTAATGCTGATGGTTTCCAAAGCGATAGTTTATATTATTATGGTTATTCGTTTATGAATGTTGTTAATATTATTAATACTGCATTTGCAACTGCTATGACAGCATTAAAGGCAGCGGTTGGTGGTCTTAATGCTGTTGATGCTCCATTTATGTATTTTGATGAAGTAAAGAAAACATTTGCTATTGTTGCAGAAAATCAACATTATAATATTAATAATGCTACTCATATTAGAATTTTCTTTAATCGGTCATTATTCGGTATTATGAATTCTTTCCCTATGTTTAGATATTCAATAACAGACCCTAATAATAAGGTCTATCAAATCCGTATGGACGATGAGAAAGGGTATAATCTAATTCAAAAGGCATTGATTGGTAGTAATAAGGTTATGATTGAACTGCATCAGGAATACCCGACAATATCCAATTTTTGCCCTATTTCATCTATATTATTTACTACTACTCAACTCCCTATTGTGGCTAATAATTTAAGTGCTCCATTAACATTCTTTAATAATAGATTAATCACTGACAGCAATAGAAATTCATTAACCGCTCAAATTATAACTGATTTGGCTAATAATGATGATTTTAGTTATAAGCCCAATCTCCTTTATGCTCCTAGTGCAGAATATAGAAGAATATCATTAGCTTCTAATCGTCCTATTAATAATATTGATATAAAGGTCTATTGGATGGATAGATTTGGTAATCTTAAGCCTTTTTATCTATGGTCTGGTGGTAAAGCGTCCATTAAAATTATGTTTGAAAAGAAGAAAAAATAGAGTAAGGAGTAGGGCTTCCCCCTTGTTCTGTAAATTTATTTTCTCATATAAAATTATAACTAATAAATGGCAGATTTTCAACCTTATTTAATTCGTGATAGTCGTATTAATAACATTACTGACAATGTTTCTTATGGTGTGTATTCTGGTGCATCTCAAAATACTTTCCAAGCATTCCAAGCTACAACCAAATCACCGTCTCAAATGTCATTCAATGTTAGTATTCCCAGCGAAAATACTATTCTAGACCGTAATGTTCTAATTCAAGCGACTTATAAAATTACTCTTACTATTCCTGCTAATGGTGCATTTAAAGCTGGGTTTGTTCCTTTTCAATATGGTATAACTGAAGCATTCCAAGCGTTTCCTATTAATAGTTCTATTACTTCTATGAATGCGACAGTTAATAATACTAATGTTTCAATTAATTCTCAGGATGTCCTTCCTCAACTGCTACGACTTATTGACCCTCGTGAATTACAAAAATACAATGGCATGTGTCCTACCCTACCTGATAATGTAGGAGAAAGATTTCAAAATTATACAGATTTCAACGATAAAGAGGCACGAGTTAATAATCCCCTTGGCTCTATTCATAGTGCTTCTAATGATAATTATCTTCTACCTCGTGGTGCACATCCACTAGATGCAATTTCAATAACTCATAATATTAAAGCCGGTGGCACTGATGCTAGTTTAACATCAACTGACGTTGCTGATAGTTGGGTTATTGTTCTTACTGCTACTTTTACCGAGCCTTTGTTTCTATCACCTTTCCTATTTGGTGGTAAGCACGATTTCAACAACCAAGGATTCGTTGGACTTAATACTCTAAATCTAAATCTCAATATTGACAGCACATTTAAAAGAGGATTTTCAAGTGCTCTACCATATATCACAGGCGTTGCTCTTACTGAAATTACAGATGCTAAATTGCTTCTCAATTTCCTAACATCTCAACCTACAGACCTAATCAAAGCTAAAAATATCGTTCCTTTTGTTGATTATCCTAGATATTTAACAACTGGGACAAATGCCATTGGTGCTAATGGTGGAACTTCTACCATTACAAGTCAAAATATTCAACTAAATCAAATACCAGACTTATTTATTATTTGCCTACGAAAACCAATGGCAGGGCTTACAATTCAAGACCCGAATTCATTCCTCGCTATTAATTCTGTTTCTATTAATTTTAATAATGCATCTGGTCTTCTTTCCAGTGCAACTAAACAGGACTTATGGCGAATGTCTCGTGCTAATGGCTCTCAGCAATCGTGGTATGAATTTAATGGAAAAGCTGGAGAATATCGTGTTGGTGCTGATATTGCTGGTCTTGGTGCTGCTGCTGGTCCTAATGACGGAGTTCTGCAAGGCTATACCATTAATACAACTGGCTCAATATTTGTTATTAATCCAGCAAAAGATTTATCTCTACCCTCTTATCTTTCAAATGGTTCATTAGGTCAATTTAATTTCCAAATTCAAATTACCGCTCAAAATAACACCGGTGCTGCTATTACCCCTGAATTAGTTGTAATTACTGCTAATAGTGGTGTATTCTCAACTATTGCTGGTTCTTCTGCTGTTTATACTGGTCTATTAACTAAGCAAATGGTTCTTGATGTAGCACAGCAACAAGACGGAGTTTCATCATCTACCGTTCATCGTCTAACCGGTGGCAGTTTAAGTGATATGATTTCAACATCTATGAAACAAGTCCCTACTGTATCACGAGCCATTGAAAGTTCAACAGGTCGCGGAGGTGCAATGAGCGCTGGTGCAATGAAAAAACTAGACCAATTTATTATCTAAACTTATATAATTTAGCTAATTTATTATGTAGTGTAAAATACCAATGCATATAATACATATGCCATACACCAATAACAAATCCAAATTTATATAAAATTATTTGGTTCATCCTGCTTTAACTATTATTTTTTTATGTCTATTATATTATAATATTATAAATGAGTGATTTTATTAATCCAATTGTGGTAAAGGATAGTAGAATAGAAAATATATCTCCTGTTCTTGGTTATGGTGTGTTTAGTGGTGGGTCTTCTTCTACTTACCAGCAATACCCAGCAGTTTCTGCAACATCATCACAAATTATATTTAATTGTGCTATTCCATCTGAAAATACATTAATTGATAGAAATGTATTAATTCAGGCAACTTATAGAATTAAATTAACTATTACCAATGTGCCAGCAGCTGCACAAGCATTCAATTATGGATTTGGTGAAGCCTTTCAAGCATTTCCCATCAATAGCAGTATTAAAAGTATGACCGCTACTATTAATAATAATAGTTTTAGTATTAACTCTCAAGACGTATTACAACAACTGATAAAATTAATTGACCCTCGTGAATTACAGAAATATAATGGAATGTGTCCTACTATGCCTGATTTATATTTTAATAATTATGCAGATGTAATTGGAAGCCCTGCAGATGTATCAGGAGATTATAGAAAAGCAGGATTTGATAATTTTCTAGTTCCTCGTGGTAGTCATCCCCTTAAATCTATTACTGTTAATCATTATGTAGGTGGTGCATTTAAAGACACCCAATTAACTTCAACTGCTGTTGGTGATGTGTTTGAGGTGTATATTGAAAGTGAATTTACTGAACCATTATTTTTATCTCCATTTCTTTTTGGTGGTAAAGATGATTTTAATAACCAGGCATTAACTGGTATTAATAATATTAATTTAGTTCTAAATTTGGATACATCGCTTAAGAGATTATTTTCAACTAATAATACCGCTAATATTAGTATTCAATTTGCAGAATTAAACCCTATCACAGAGGCTAAATTATTATTTAATTTTCTTACCATTCAAGAGACAGAAAAAATCAAGACTCGTAATATTGTTAATTATATTGATTACCCGGTCTATGTTAGTAATGATAATAATGTTCTTAATGCCGGGCTTACAAGAACTGTTATAAGTAATAACTACCAATTAAATCAAATCCCAGATTTATTCATTATTTGCTGTCGTCGTCCTGTTCGTGATACTACTATTAAAAATACTAATTCATTTTTACCGATTAGAAATATAAGTATTAATTTTAATAATGCTTCTGGTCTTCTTTCAAGTGCTACACCTCAAAATTTATGGAGAATGTCCCGAATTAATGGTTCGCAGCAATCGTGGAATGAATTTTATGGTTATGCTAATAAAAGAGCTAAAATAGTCGGTGCTACAACAATTGACCAATACACGATTGGAACATCTGGCGGTATGGTTGTTATTAATCCTGCTCGTGATTTAGGTCTTCCTTATTATTTATCTAATGGCAGTATCGGTAATTATCAAATTTCATTTAAAGCTGATGTTATTAATAATACTCTTGAAAATTTTACTCCTGAATTAGTATTAATAACTGCTAATAGTGGTATTATGGTAAATGATACAGGCAATACAGATATTTACACAGGTCTATTAACTAAGGAGTTAGTTGTTAATGCTAATCTGCATAAAAATTCAATTCCTTCTGCTTCTTATAATAGATTAGTTGGTGGTGGCAATTCTTCTATTAGCGAGAATAGTGATGACGGTAATGGTAATGGTGATGATAAAATTAATAGCAAATTAAATAAGCTTGTTAAATAGCTTCTGTCATTTCATTTGCATATTATTTTTTTTATATTATATATAATATTATATAAGTAAATGAGTCTATACGATAATGATTATAATCGTAGATTAGCGAACAATCTTTCACAAATTAATTATTCCTTATCTAAAAGGGATGTATTAACTGATACTATCGGCAAGAAAGGAGGTGCAGTTTCTAAATATAGAACCAATGAAGAGAAAAACTTATACGTTCAAGATTTGGCATCAATGGGGAATAAATATATTAAATCAGGTTCTTCCGCTACTTATCCCATGATGAATATGGCAGAATTACATCGGCTAGACAGAGAAAAATCAAATCCTCTATACTATCAAAGATTAACTAATGCACA